CTGGGCCAAGGCGTTCATCCACATAGCGAAACCCCAGAACAAGAACACCTGGATCATGCTGAGCGCGACGCCGGGAGATACCTGGCTCGACTATATTCCGGTGTTCATAGCGAACGGGTTCTACAAGAACCGGAGTGAGTTCAAGGAACAGCACGTCGTGTATGCCACGTACACGAAGTTCCCGAAGGTCGAGCGATACCTCGGGACGACGAAGCTGAACCGGCTTCGGAACTCGCTGCTGGTCCACATGCCCTACGAAAGGCACACGACCAGACACACCTATGACGTTCTGGTCGAGCATGACAAGGAGCTACTCGACAAGGTCCTGAAGGACCGCTGGAACGTCTACGAGGACCGGCCGATCAACAACGTGGCCGAGTTCTTCTACACGATGCGTAGGGTCGTGTATTCCCATCCGTCGCGGCTTGACGCCGTCCGAGCCGCAATGAAGAAGCACCCGAAACTGATCGTGTTCTACAACTTCGACTATGAGTTGGAGTTGCTCAGGACCCTCAGTTCTGAGGTCGTGGTGGCGGAGTGGAACGGGAAGAAACACGAGCCGATCCCTGTCTCAGACAGCTGGGTGTACCTCGTTCAGTACGTCGCGGGATCGGAAGGATGGAACTGCATCGAGACGGATGCGACCCTGTTCTACTCGCTCACGTATTCGTACAAGAACTGGCACCAAGCACACGGCAGAATCGACCGGCTCAACACCCCGTTCACAGACCTCCACTACTACGTACTTCTTGCAAAATCTGCAATCGACCCCGCAGTCATGTCTTCGCTGAAGGCAAAAAAGAGCTTCAACGAGGTCCGATTCGCAGGCAGAATCAAGGCTTCAAAAGTGTAAAGACTTGGTAAAGTGAGTCTTTACAAGGCACAAAACGGACAGCGTTTCGGCGCTGTTTTCGGGAGTTTGCAGATTCTTCCAAAAAAACTGCAAAGATCATCTTCGGTTGAGGTCGGCAAACTCGCAGGTCAGAAGCTTGCGGTTTGCCGACCAAGATCGTTTTGGAAGAATGCAAAAAATTTTTCCAAAAACTTTTTTTTTCAGTGACATGGGTAACTACTTTCTACTACCTACGCGTGGATCTTCAAGATTAGATACCCACAACGCAAAAAAAAAAAGTTTTCAAAAAATTTTCTGCATTTTACCAATGGCTGTTTCACCAAGATCAACAGCAAGACAGAACAGGTGGGGACCTCATGCAGGAATGGCGCGAGATCGTAGGGTTCTCAGGCTACTCGGTAAGTGATTCTGGAGTCGTCCGCAACGATGACACCGGTAGGGACATGCGCACGTATGCCAACTCTCGTGGCATCGAAACCGTAGGGCTCATGCGCAGGGGGGTGCAGCACAAAAGGTCGGTCGCGCTGTTGGTGGCCGATGCTTTCATCTTGACCGCACGGAGTCTTCAGTTCAACACACCGATAAACCTCGACGGGGACCGGTTCAACAACCGGGCGACCAACCTCGCATGGCGGCCTCTCTGGTTTGCCCGTAAGTATCACCAACAGTTCGCCGTGGGTCCGCAGGGATTCGGACGCCCGGTCCAGAACATCCAGACCGAAGAGATCTTCGAGACCACGTGGCACGCTGCGATAGTCAAGGGGCTGATAGAACGAGAGCTTGTGATGGCGATACTCAACCGCACGTACGTCTTCCCGCTCTACCAGATGTTCAGGGTACTCGAGTGATTTTAGATACCCTATCGCTCGCATTACATGTACTATAGTGAAGGGGTAGAATAAGCCTTCGCTAGCCTACTGCTAGCCCTTTGTTTTTATGTGACAGGAGTGCTCATGCTTGAGCGTGATTACCAAGCACGTCTCATCAAGAAGCTAGAGCGCATGTTCCCTGGTTGCATGATCCTGAAGAACGACGCCGAGTACCGACCTGGTATCCCGGACCTGTCGATCTTCTACGGGGCTCGCTGGGCGATGCTTGAAGTCAAGGTGGATGCGAAGTCCAAGTACCAGCCGAACCAGAAGTATTATCTGGAGACACTGAACAACATGGGCTTCGCGTCTGTCATCTACCCCTCGATTGAAGAGGACGTACTAAGTGAAGCGCTTCTCGGGGTTTAACAGACACCCCAAGCTCGAAGGCAAGCACGCCATTCTGAGCCCCTCGAACTACCACTGGCTGAACGACGACGAAGAGAAACTTCGGAAGCGTCTGAAGAACGCCAGGGCTGCCGCACGAGGCGATAGTCTTCATGCCCTCGCCGCACATGCCATCTCCGAAGGTGTCAGGCTCTACCCCGACGGATCGACACTCAGTCTGTACGTCAACGATGCCGTTGAGTTGGGTATGGAGGCTGAAAAGACTCTGTTCTACTCGCTCAACGCATTCGGACATGCCGACGCCATCGGCTTTGAGCTTTACCCCGTGCCGGACGGAAACGTTCTGGGATGTCTTCGAATCCACGACCTCAAGACCGGAGTGACTCCGGCTTCGATGAAGCAGTTGTATGTCTACGCGGCGTACTTCTGTCTTGAATACGGGTTCAAGCCGTACGAGATCGAGGGTGAACTTCGTCTCTACCAGAACGATGCGATCGTAGGCGAAGTCATCGACCGAGTATTCCTCACTCAGGTGATCAGTACTACCGTGGCTCATCAGCGAGTAATCGACGAAGAGGAAATGGAGGGTGAAGCGTGGGCGTAACCATCAGCGAAGAAGACTACCTCGCGCATTACGGAATCCTCCGTAAGTCGGGTCGATATCCTTGGGGTACGGGTAAGGACGAGACCACTCGCGCTCAGACCTTTCTGGGAATGGTCGCGGACTGCCGGAAACAGGGTATGTCTGATAAGGACATTGCGAAGGGGTTCGGTATGACCTCGACCGAACTCCGAAACGCAACCACGATCGCGAACAACGCTGCCGTCAAGGTCAAGATCGCTCAGGCTGAGAAGCTGAGAGCCAAGGGTTGGTCGAACGTCGCTATCGGAAAAGAGATGGGTATCGGTGAGTCTTCCGTCCGTGCCCTCCTCGAACCCGGCCGCAAAGAGCGCAACGACATCCTGACGACCACTGCTCAGATGCTTCGTGATGAAGTCGCTGACAAGAAGTTCATTGACGTCGGAAAGGGCGTCGAGCTTCATCGAGGTATCAGTGCCGAAAAGCTGAAGGCCGCAGTCTCCATTCTGAAGGATGAGGGCTACCGCCACGACCGTGTCAAGGTCAGACAGCTCGGTACTGGTAAGGAGACGACGATAAAGGTGCTCAGTGCACCCGGCACGTCGTACAGCGAAGTCCTGAAGAACAAGGACAACATCAAGCAGATCGTCATGTACTCGGAAGATGGTGGTCGACGATTCGACGCCATCAAGCCGCCCATCTCGATCGACTCCAAGCGTGTCATGGTTCGCTATGCCGAAGAAGGCGGAACGAACCGTGACGGTGTCATCCAGGTGCGGCCCGGTGTCAAGGACACCTCTCTGGGCAAGGCGACCTATGCGCAGGTTCGTGTTGCCGTTGACGACACGCACTACCTCAAGGGTATGGCGATGAAGGGTGAAGAGAAGGACTTCCCGCCTGGGATTGACCTGATCTTCAACACCAACAAGTCGAACACCGGCAACAAGCTTGACGCCATGAAGGAGATGAGCTCCGACCCCAAGGATCGCTTTGGTGCTCAGATCGATCACCAGATCCAGGAGACCGACACCTTCGGGCGCAAGCACGTCACCTCGGTGATGAACATCGTCAACGCTGAAGGTCGCTGGGATGAGTGGAACCGAACCCTCTCATCTCAGATGCTGTCTAAGCAGAGTCCTGCTCTTGCTCAGCAGCAGCTCGATCTGGTGAAAGAGCGTAAGAGGCGTGAGCTTGACGAGATCTTGAAGATCCCGAACCCTACGCTCAAGCAGCATCTCCTTGAGAAGTATGCAGACGGTACTGACGCCGCCTCTGTACACCTCAAGGCTGCCGCTCTCCCCAGGCAGGCGACCAAGGTCATCCTTCCCCTGGTCAAGATCAAGGAGGATGAGGTCTATGCGCCTACGTTCAAGGACGGCGAGCTTGTAGTCCTCGTTCGCTTCCCCCACGCTGGAACCTTCGAGATCCCTCAACTCAGGGTGAACAACAAGGGTGCTGAGGGTAAGTCCGTCATCGG